ATGACCTTTTTTGAAATGATGCTTCTGCGTGAGGCCAGGTTGCATGCCTATGAGGGGATCACCCTCAAATTTGAAGGTAATCACCTGGGGGCATCCGGTCGGTTTGATTACCTGCGGGGGATGAAGACTGCCGCATTTTACCTCGATGCCAGGGTGTATCAGGACATTGACCGGGCCATGGATCTTTATCTGGCTTACTTCGATGACGCCTACCAGTGCACGCCGGATGCCTTCCTCGCCGGTTATGCCATGCAGCCTTTCCGGGGCCTGTGCCAGCAGGAGGCGGCAGCATGAAACGGGTTCAGCCAGTCGCCAGGGAAGGGCAGAGCGTCCACGAGCGCACGGATGCGGCGGAGCAGGTGAGCCTGTCCCCGCTGCCTCAGACGCCACGTTCTGTGGCTGAACATCAGTGCTCCTGGTTTGTCGCTCCGTCTGGCGAACTCTGGCGCGTCGAGTACTACCGCACGGAATACCGCTTTTCCGGTTCGATTGCTTTCCCGCTCGTGTCCTGGTGGATCGCGACCAGGGATTGGGATGGTGGTCGAACCTTCCTTTTCCCGGCGCCGGTGGGGATCGAATACGCCTCGCATGACCTGTGGTGGCTGTTCGACCAGGCATGGCGGGCGCACGTCTTCGGTGATGTGGAGGCAGCGGCATGATGGATTGCCAGACCATGCAGCAGTTAGCCCTGCCATTGCGTTTCTCTCTTTCTGGATCACTTCCCGAGTCAGCGGAAGTGGGTCATTGCATGCCGGAACTGCTCCGGTACTGCCACGAATACCAACGGCAAAAGCAGGAGGACCCGTCATGAGCCGCATTCCTCCGCGCCAGCAGAACCTGGAAGACCCGGATAAGCGCTTCTATGTCGTCGCGCCCGCGTCTGTCCGGTTGGCGCTGCAACAGGAGGCATTCCGACGCGATACAGACCTGTGGGATCTCGGTGGTGCGGTGCTGTCCGCCTGGTTGGCGGCAGGCTGCCCGGATTTCTGTGATTTCCCCCAGGAGTCAGATGGTGATGAGAGCCCGTCCCCGTCATCGTCGCCGCTCGCGGACTCGGAAGGAGGTGAGGCGTGAGCCGCGCAAGGCCGCGAAGCGCCGTAAGGCTTGGCCTTGCGCGGCTCACGGCTCGCCTCAGAGTCCGCATAGAGAGCGGCGGCGCTGACGGGGACGGGCTCCGTCCCTTGATTCCGAGCCGTGAGCACAGGACGGCAAGCGGAGCGCGCAGGGAGCGCAGCGACCGGAGGCGGCAGGGATCGTTACCCGTAAGGGCAACGGCCTTAGCCGTTGTTGGCCAGGTCACTGGCCAATAGAGCCCGGCCCGAAGGGGCCGCAATCATTAATGAAACCGGAGTATGAACGATGAAACAGACACTTACCCTGACAGTCCTCGGTGCGCGTCGTTTCGACATCGACGGGAATAAAATCGGCCAGATTTTCACCATGGAACCGGCCGACCCGGACGATGCCGACCGCATCGGTCACGACGTCATGAAGTGGGGCTGTGATTACGACCTGGTTGAGAAGATCGAGCAGTACGCGGATCAACTCCCGTGCGAGTTCGACGCGGAAGCCCTTATGAAGGCCGGGAGCCGCCAGTCAGCGCAGTTCAAGCTGCTGAGCCTCGCCAAGCGCCAGATCAGCGGGGGTAAATCCAGTGGCGGCAGCGGCGCCAGTCAGAGCGCCCAGGCCAGCCAGTAACGGCAGTCTCAAGAAACGGTGATTCCAGTGATGCGCTTAATGCTTCTGTTCCTGGTTTGTGCCTTCTCAGCCCCGGCGATATCCGGCGGCTGCCTGGTTGAAACCACAAGCGGCGATCTGCGCATCACCACCCAACCGGTTTCCGAATGCTCCGGGTACGTCGTGCTCGACGCCCAGGAGTATTCCCAGTATCCGACCCTTAAATCGTTGTTCGCATTCCCGGATGCCAAGGATTTGGGGAAGGTGTGGAGCATCGGTGCCGGCTTACCGATGTTCTCGTACTTGATCGCCTGGGCCTTCGGGTCGGTGATCAACTTTATCAATCCAAGAGAATGAAGGAGGTGCGTTATGCGCATTCGTGCACTGTTCGCGGCGCTGTCGCTGATGCTGTTTTCAGCGGTGGCAGCAGCATCCGGCGGCGGCGGTGGTGGTGGCTCACTCGACATGTCGGGTGTGACCTCGGCGGTCGATGCTTCAACCATCGTCGCCGCGATTTCGTCCATCGCCGCCATCAAGATCCTGCCCGGCGTTGCCCGGTGGGGTTATAACAAGGTGATTGGTTGGTTCAACTGACACACACGTATGGCCGGGGCTCCCGGCCATACGTGTTTTGAGGGGCTGACATGTTATGGCTTGGGCTTTTTTTTCTGTCGGGCAGTTTGTGCGGTTTTGCGATCGTCAAAGGCTTCACAAGTCTTTGAACCTCTTTTCTAGGGGTAAAAGGTGTTTATCAATGACCCGTATTCCCTCGTTATTTGTGCTATTTGCCTTTCTCTTTTTGTTGCTACTAGTTGATGTAACTAGTCCGGTTTTTTCTGCTCAGGATTCATATACTCCTGAGGTTGTTTGTAGTCAGGCATACTATAGCTCTAGCTATAAAAATACAGATCTTTGTTCCGGCCCTAATTCTCGGCAAGATCATCATAACTCAGGCGGTGGTGATTATCCCTGGTCGGGATGGTCTATTGGGTATGCTTCTTGTAATGAGGGGTATTCTCCTGAATGGTCTGATGTAGGTGTGGCTGATCCACTTCAGGAACAAAAAATGGAATGTGTTGCTGATCAATGTCCTCCTGGTCAGACTAAGGAAATTTCTTTTGAATCGTCTGAATTAAATGATGGTCAATTTCCCGCCACTACTTGCAATTCTGGTTGTCAGTATTCTTTAGATCCTGGTCCGGGTGTTATCGGCGATTCCGGTGTAGCGTCTTATACGTCTACCGGTGAGCAGTGTGATTCCTCCGATGATGGTTCAGACGGTGGCTCCGATGGTGGTTCTGACGGCGGTTCCGATGGCGGCTCGGACGGTGGCTCCGACGACGGCTCTGATGGCGGTTCTGATGGCGGTTCTGATGGCGGTTCTGATGGCGGTTCTGATGGTGGCTCCGATGGCGGCTCCGATGGCGGCTCCGATGGCGGCTCCGATGGCGGTTCCGACGGTGGCTCTGATGGCGGTTCTGATGGGGGCTCCGATGGCGGTTCCGACGGTGGTTCCGATGGTGGCTCCGATGGCGGCTCTGATGGGGGCTCCGATGGCGGTTCCGATGGCGGTTCTGACGGCGGTTTCGATGGCGGTTCCGATGGCGGTTCCGATGGCGGCTCTGATGGGGGCTCCGATGGCGGCTCTGACGGCGGTTCTGATGGCGGTTCCGATGGCGGCTCTGATGGCGGCTCTGATGGCGGCTCTGATGGCGGCTCTGACGGCGGTTCCGATGGCGGTTCCGATGGCGGTTCCGATGGCGGTTCCGATGGTGGCTCCGATGGAGGTTCAGGCGGTAACGGTGATGGAGATGGAGATGGAGATGGAGATGGTGAAGATGAAGGTGAAGGCGTAGGTACCCCAGGGGTTGATGCGGGTGACTTTTATGAAAGTAAGAATCCCGATGGTGTTGAAAAAGTCATGTCCGATTTTAACGCCGAAATCGGGAAAACGGAGTTAATGAAATCCGTTGATGGTTTTTTTGATGTGGACATCAATGGGTATTCCTGCCCGGTATGGACCATCCCCAGTGTCATGAAGATGCCCGCGATTACGATTGATCAGCAATGTTCCAGCGCTATGAATCAAATCTGGCCCGGAATTGCGGCGATTATTATCGCGACCTGTGGGTTTTATGCGTTTCGGATAGCGGTGTTGTGAGGCTGTTATGGATTGGGTGTCGGATGTACTTGAGTGGATAAAAGAGCTGATCAAAGCGATCTTTGATGCCTTCTGGGATTTGCTTTCGGATATCGGCCTGATACTGCTTTCGGCAATACTCGATATTTTTCTTCTGATTATCTCGTTTTTGACGTTGCCGTCCTTTTTTGCGGGTGGGCTGTCCGAGTTCCTGGGCGGCATTGATCCGGCCGTGATGTATTTTCTGTCGAAATCAGGCCTGGGGGCAGGACTTGAGTTGATCGGCGCCGGGGTGATGTTTCGGCTGACGCGCAAACTGTTAACGCTGGGGCAGTGGTAATGATCATATTTCACGAGGGCTTGCCTGGGGCCGGAAAAACGTATGAAGCAATGGTCTATCAGGTGCTCCCCGCTATCGAGAAAGGCCGAAAAGTGTATGCCTACATCAATGGGATTGATCATAAAAAGATAGCGGGCGTGCTTGATGAATCCGAAGAGCGTGTCCGGTCTTTGCTCATCCCGCTTTCGGAAGACCAGGTCCCGGAAGTGCACAAGCATGTTGAAAATGACTCGTTGGTGGTCCTGGACGAACTCCAGAACTTCTTCCCGGCCGGTCGCCAGAAGCTTTCAGACGGCGTCACTCAGTTTGTCACAGAGCACCGTCACCGCGGTTTGGACATTCTCGGTATCGGCCAGGATATCCGGGACTGTCACAACCTCTGGAAGCGCCGCGTGTCTCAGAAAGTCGTGTTCACCAAGCTTGATGCGGTGGGTGCGGCCAGCCGTTACAACTGGACGGTTTACAAAGCGAAAGCCGGCGAGAAGTTCGAGAAGATCCGCAGCGGTCGCCGCAAGTATGACCCGAAGTATTTCGGGATTTACGCCAGCCACACGCAGGACACCGAAAACACGGACGACTTCAAGGACGACCGGGCGAACATTCTGAAAACGCCAGGCTTTAAGTACGGCCTTCCGGCGGCGGTATTGGTTGGGTTTATGGCGGTTAATTACCTGGTGTCGTTCCTCAATGATCCGGGTTTTGTCGAGAAGGAACAAACCGAAACGGAGCAACAGCAGGCAGGCAATAAAACCCAGTCGCAAGAAGTCGTGACAGTCAGCCGGGAATCGGATCAGTCAAACAGTGAGCGACGTGATGGCGTGAATGTGCCCAGGAAAGACAAAGAGCCGGAGCCGCTGGATTACTTCGATCGGATGGCGGACAAGTACCGGCTGCGCCTGTCCGGTGTGGTTGAAAGCGATGACAAGTTAGTCGGCCGAGTGCAGGCGCTGGATGGGTCCTACCGGGTCCAGGAGCAGTTCCGATTAACCGCGATTGAGGCGCTGGGGTGGTCCGTTGAGCGCACGGGTTACGGCCTGAAAGTCGAAAAGACGGATGATCAGCGCACGGTGTCACACGTGGTGCGGCCCTGGCCTGTTGAGCCGTTCGGATCGGTACCGGACAGCACCAGTGCGAATCTGTGAGGTGGGCTGATGCGCAACGCTACGCTTGATGCAGCCAGGGCCGCTGGGATCGCGCTGATGATCCTGGATCACGTCGCAGTGGTGTACGAGTGGCCGCCGATTGTCCGGGACATCACACGCCTGGCGATGCCGCTGTTCATGGTCACGTCCGGGTATCTGTTCACGGGCAAGCTTGGAAAGCGGTACTGGGATGTATGGACAACAGCGGCGATGACCTGGCCGATGGTCGTCATCCTGGAACTGGCGCTGGTGCATGTACTGATCGTTTATGCCCTGGTGCTGCCACTGCTCAGGGCCTCCCCCGGAGCGCTGCTTACCCTGGCCTGTGTCGGCCTGCTGCAGACCTACAACTGGCCGATTCCCTGGAACGGCTACCAGCCCGGCTATCTGCTCGCGTTCCTGGTCCTGGGCCAATTCGCACGCCAGGCCGGCATCCAGATCCAACACCGCGACTGGCCCCAGTGGCTGACCTGGCCGGGGCGGTATCCACTGACGGCGTATGGGGTTCACTTGGTGGCTCTGGTGGGCCTTACACAGATGCCCTGGAAGCCGGGTTAGGGAATCAGTGCGCCGGTCGGCATCCCCTTGCGGACCTGCCGGACCGCTAGGGGATGCCGACCGGCGCGAGACGTCCCTGTAACACGTCTTTAAGGAATCCATTAAAACGCCCAAAAGGCGTCATTAACCGATAGTGAGGTGAGAGGATGAAGAACGCACCGCAGCATTGGGTATCACTGGATAGCATGATGCAGGAGTCCGATGAAGGTCGGCTGTTTGTGGATCCAGGGAATGCAACGGTTCGGGATATGTCCGATGTTCGGATCTTGTCCTTTCGTCCGGACACGGTGCGCCAGCTCTATCGGGGCAAGTTGAAGGCGGATGTTCTGGACCTGTTCCATGAACCAGGACTGGTGACGTTCATGGGCAAGCGTTGGCATGCAGGCCGGATCAGCCGGGATTCCGGATACCAGTACAAGCTCCAGAACGCGGACCTGGGCATTCTGCTGTTGATCAAGTCGTTCCACGCGAATAAGGAAACGGAAGGGAATCACCTCAAGATCGAGCTTTCGCCCCAGTTCCTGCACTCGTATTCCGAACAGGAGGTGCAGCAGCGCATAGATGAACTGGCGCAGGGGGTTCTGGAGAACTGGTGTCATGGCGGCTGTGCGGTCCATATAGCGGCGGACGTTCAGGGCTGGGAGCCGCCGAGCGATTTTGAAGCCAGGCTTCACTGTCGCTCCAAGAAGGTGCGCACGTATAACGGCCTGGATGAATGGGACATAGACAGTCACGCGGTCCGTTACGGCCGGGGGGAATCCTTCCTTTTTGGAGCACCGAACCAGACCCAGTTGGCGGTCTACAACAAGACGGACGAGGCCAGGGCAGGGGATAAGCTGGATTACTGGCGCAACGTCTGGAATCAGTCCGGTGAGTATGACCCGGAAGAAGCGGTGTATCGGATCGAGATCCGTTATCACCATAACGTGGTGAATCAGTTCGCCAGGGCAACGGTGGACCATGAGACCGGGGAGCTGTTTGATCTGACCAGCTATGAGGGCCTGTATCCGCACCTGACGGGCCTGTGGGGCTATGGTTTCCGGTCGTTCCGGTATCTGGCGCGTCCTGGTTGGTTTGATCCGTTCTGGACGATTCTGACGCGGCTCAGGATGCCTGAGCATTCGGACACGGTGGAATATCGGCGCGGGTACAAGTCGGCGGACGGGTTCAGTGGCAAGAACATAGAATTGCTCCTGGGGAACTTCGTCAGCTGCTGTGCCCGTTGGAATCTGAGCAAGAACAAGAGCTGGCAGGCCCTCCAGGATATGCCGTTCTTCGATATGATCCGGGAGCACTACGCTAACAAGGGTAAGGGTGAGCGTGAGCTAAGGAACCATATGCGAAAGCTCCTTGAGGAGCGATGGGTACGGTACGGGCGCGCTGTATGATCAAGAAGTATGAAAACGGCTGGATGGTGGATTTCTACCCGGAAGGCAAATTCGGCCCACGGGTGAGAAAGCGGGGATTCCGGACCAGGATTGACGCGCTTAACTATGAGCGGAACTACTTCAATCAGCCCACGGCCCCAAAGCGTCGGCTCCTGGATCTCGTGCGGCTGTGGTACGACTTGCATGGTAATGGCCTCAAGGATCACCAGGACCGGTTCTCCAAGACCATGGCGATCGCGCAGCGCCTGGGGAATCCGCGGGTGAAGGATTTCAAGACGTCGGATTGGGCTGAGTACCGGACCAGGCGTCTGGAAGCAGTGAAGCCAGCGACCGTGAATCATGAGCAGCGGTACCTGTCGGCGGTGTTCTCCGAGATGCGCCGCCTTGGCTACTGTGACCATAACCCGCTGGCCGATGTCCGTCAGATCCAGGTGGACGAAACCGAATTGACCTTCCTTAGCTTGGCGCAGTGCCAGCAGCTGCTCCAGGAGTGCCAGCGTAGCAGGAACACTCATGCTTACCCGGTCGCGGTGATCTGCCTGGCGACGGGTGCCCGTTGGGGCGAAGCTGAGGCGCTGACGCATTCCAGGTGGCTACCGGGCAAGGTCGTGTTCAGCGGGACGAAGAACGGCAAGACCAGGACGGTTCCGATTGATCCGGATCTACAGGCGCAGTTGACCAGGATGGCGTTCCCTGGAACTGGGAGGATGTGGGATTCGTGCCGTGCGGCATTCCGGAAGGCTTACGAGCGGTGTGGTTTCAATACGCCAAAGCAGCTCACGCACATTCTGCGCCATACCTTCGCCAGTCACTACATGATGGCCGGGGGTGACCTGCTGTCGCTACAGCGGATCCTGGGGCATTCGAACATCCAGATGACTATGCGCTACGCGCACCTGTCGCCGGATTACCTGGAATCAGCGGTGCGGCTGTCGCCGTTGGCCCAGATGGGCGAGAGTAGTCAAAAGGTAGTCAAGGAAGGGGGCGAGGGTCAGGGCGAAGCCCGTAACCCTCTGAATACTGGTAGCAAGGGGCGGATTCGAACCGCCGACCCCGGCATTATGAGTGCCGTGCTCTAACCAACTGAGCTACCTTGCCGCAAACCCATGCAACGCCTGACCTTCGGCGTTGAGGCGCGTATTCTCTGGATTTTTCCCCGGGGTGTCAAGACACCCCGGGGACTGCGGCCGGAACGGCCGATCAGCCTGAGTGCCCCTCAGCACCCTCTTTGGCGAAGTGCTCCTTGGTAATAGCGAACACCGTGCCGGAGAGGGCGAGCAGTGCGATCAGGTTGGGGATGGCCATCAGGGCGTTGAGCACGTCCGCGATCAGCCAGATCAGTTCCAGGTTGGCGACTGCGCCCACGACAAGAAGGACAACCCACAGGTAGCGGTAGGGCATGATGACCTTCACGCCGAACAGGAACTCCGCGCTGCGCTCACCGTAGTAGCTCCAGGCGACGATGGTGGTGAAGGCGAAGAAGATCATGCCGAAGGTGACCACCCAGTTACCGCCAGGGATGCCCTGGTTGAATGCCATGGAGGTGAGGGCCGCGCCGGACTCGCCAGTCTCCCATGCCCCGGTCAGCACAATCACCAGGGCCGTCATGGTGCACACCACGATGGTGTCGATGAAGGTCCCCATCATGCCCACTGTGCCCTGGCGTACCGGGCTGTTGGTCTGTGCCGCCGCGTGCGCGATGGGCGCTGAGCCCAGGCCGGCCTCGTTGGAAAAGACGCCGCGTGCCACACCGAACCGGATCGCCGCCCATACAGCAGCTCCGGCAAAGCCGCCCGTGGCTGCCGTTCCGGTGAAAGCCCCGGTGACAATGTTCGCGAGCGCGCCGGGTACCTCGGGAAGGTTCCAGAGGATGACGGCGAGTGCGCCGAGGATGTAGATCACGGCCATCAGCGGAACCACCTTCTCGGTGAGCTGGGCGATGCGGCGGATCCCGCCGATGATCACCAAGAATACCAGCACGGCCAGTACGACACCGGTTACCCAGGCGGGCACTGAGAGGTTGGTCTCCACGACGTCCGCCACGGCGTTGGCCTGGACTGTATTACCGATCCCGAAAGCCGCCACCATGGCAAAGAATGCGAACAGGATCCCCAGCCAGTGCCAGTGGGCACCCAGGCCGTTCTTGATGTAGTACATGGGCCCGCCGACATAGCGTCCGTCCTCATCAACTTCGCGGTACTTCACGGCGAGGACGGCCTCCGCGTACTTGGTGGCCATGCCCACCAGTGCTGTCATCCACATCCAGAACACGGCGCCCGGCCCACCCAGTGCAATGGCCGTGGCCACGCCGCCGATATTGCCGGTACCGATGGTTGCGGAAAGGCTTGTGGAAAGGGCCTGGAAGGGCGTGATCTCGCCCTCATCCTTGGATTGACGGCCCAGGAGTATCTGCCGGAAGCCGTAACCGATCCGGCGTATGGGCATGCCGCGCAGCCCCAGCGTGAGGTAAAGGCCGGTGCCAAGCAGCAAAGCCAGCATCGCGGGTCCCCAGACGACGCTGCTGATGCTGCTCAGGATGTTCATTACTGTTTCCAT